TTTGGTATTTCGTGAATCTCGAAAATCGTACCCCCCATTGGTGCACCTAAATCAGTACACACAGCGTCCGTTCGTTTCGCTTGTCGTTTGCACTCCTCGCTCCGCTCACTGTTCCACTCCGCACTTGCGTGCTACGTTCACCTAAACGGGCGCACTCCGTTTGCGCTTTGCGCACACTCACTTATGCGCTCGTTGCGTTTACAGCTTTGCATTGAGTTAGTAAAAAGCCTAGTGCAATATTTACATATCACACTAGACTTACATATTAGCTAAGATAAGAGTAAATCATATCAGCTAATTTTTTGAAACCTATTGTCTGACTAGGGTGTATTGGATCATTTACCGTTTCATATGTAATATCACCATATCCATAGTTAGCGTTAATTACGTTATAATCATACTTATCATTAAGTACAAACCATGTAGGGATAAGAGTGCAATCGGTTAATGTTTCACAACTTAACATACACGACATATTATATGTGTACGCTTCTTCAGGAAAACTATAGGTATTATTGTGCGCACCCTTTCTCATTCTGAATGGCATAATAATGTACACACTTATATCACTATTATGAGCATGGATATTATCAATCATAATCTGTAGGTTTTCAGCAAAAGTATCTCCATATATACGTTCATTAAGTCCAAACTCAATTGTAACAATATCCGGTTCAATGTTGTGTAATGTACAATAATAGTGGAAGTCAAATGCACTAGTGTTAGGATTCCAAAACGGACTATTCTCACCAATCATCCATGTGCTAGTTTTACCTGGGTAACCCTCGCACATATAATCTTTAACACCAACACCATCTCCTGTTTGTTTAGTGCCAACAAAATTAACACTTGCACGTCCACTGATGTATTGCTGTAACCACCCTCTGTTTGTAATACTGTCTCCGATCATAAGTATTTTCTTATTAGAAATTTCACTTGTATTATGGTTAATTGTTGTATTAAGTGTGTTTGGTTTACCATATTCATCTATTACAGCTAATTTTGTAGAACTATTATAGGCATTCATAATTGTAAGCCATTTGTCACCCATAACATAGTTATTACTATTTTGATTAAAGGTATCACATGTGATTGCATAACCTAACCTATCCCACACCATATGAAATGGTATATCACTTCTTTGTGTAAGAGTTGTTAAAGGTAGTGTGTTGCATATAACGCCTATTTCCAAAGGAACCACTGAATGTTGATAACATAATGCAATGATTGTATCGTTTTCTTTTAATTCACTATCCTTTACACATTCTAACCCATTTTCATTGATTGTCAAATATCTTATAACCGTCGTATTTACTTCTTTTTTTAACGTAAAGTTACTAATATTTGTGTTTACACCATGAATTAACGCTCTTGCGGTTGGTGTGCAGTCAGCAATAACATATTTACCTGAAATTCTAACAAATATATTACCTTTAATTACACAAGAATTTTTTAAATTGACTACATTAGTGCTAGTGTTAATGACATTTGACAGTAAGTTAACAACATCATTCTTATAGAATCCACACACTAAATCATAAGGCATAGTGTTTAAAAGTGATGAATTATATGGTAAGTTTACAAACTCACCACTTATTCTGTTAAAACAGAGCCAATTAAAAATGGTTTTATTTACAGGAAAAACAGTACTGGCATTTACAATATTATGTAATTTACCGTAGCTATCAATTAAATAATTTGACGGTGAAATACTATAACCTTCTGTTGTCGGTGTAATTGTAAAATTATCTGTACCAAAGGTTCTAGCAAACGTAAGATGTTTAATGTTAATGTAAACACCATTGTAATGTAAAGGTATATTGTATTCATACACGACATTATTATATACATTGAATAAACAAGTTATTTCCGGCTTACACACCTTAATATTAGAATGTGCATATGACTCAATAGTTTTTGTAAGAGAGTTATAGCAAATAATATTATTTTGCAACGGCGAAGTTAATGTAACGCTACCACCGTTCACACTGGTTGTATTACCATTTTTTGTCTGCAATCTAGCATTATCTCCAAAAGTTACAGTTACTACATTATCTTTAATTGAAACACTCATAGTGTCTCTAACAAGTGTACCATAAAAAGCAATAGGTGTGACAGCACTTTGATATAAAATACCAGTGCTAACCCAAGCACTTCCACTCCATTTATATAAATACCCATCAGCACCATTAATATACAGAACTGTTTTATCTGTCATATCAGTTGTGTTATTTGCATATTGCGGACTAACTTTAACGTAAGCTGAAATTAAGTTACTTAATGTTCCATTTTCGGTCATAATGTCCAGTTTATTATTAATCTCCTCTTGCACATCCAACGTACCAAAGTAATCATTTACATATCCCTGCAACTTCTTATACGCTTCATGCAATCCAGTTACATCACCCTCAAGCACACCAACATCTTCCATGGTCTTATTCAGATAATCAACCACCTTACAAAGCAACTCATAATAGCTCAGACTATCATCATACACCAGTGGCAACACCTTTTGGCACCAAAACCGAAACGGCTGTAAGTCCGTATAACACCCCAAAGTAGGTGTAAAATTAGCAGGGTCTTTTTTTACAATATCTCTTGCACTCATAGTTTTTGCCTCTCTTTCATTACCATAAACCAAAAAACAGTTCTTCAAATTCATTAATAACTTTCATATCAATGTTCAGCATAGTTTCCCTAAACTCATTCAGCATTTTACTGTAGCTACTTCCGCTCACCTTACCTGCTACTTTCTCCGTGTAATCTTCCGTGCTATTAACACTTTCCGTATAATCAGTTCCACTCTTACTTGTTACACTGCTGTTAGAACTTCCCTCGCTAGTATTCTTTCTAGCACTTGTCAAGTAATTTTCACTTTCAAGACCATCCAACCCACCCTGCGGTGTATCACTATACAGTTCTCTATCAGTAACATTATTACTTGAACTTCCGCTACTATTTTCACTCACATCAGTGCTACTTGTTTTCCCATCAATACCAGTTCTTTTATGAGTTCTCTCTACACTGTAATCTTTTAAAGGGTCAAATTCAAGTAAAGCGCTATTGTAAAGCTGATTGTAATAAGGCATGATTTCCTCAAGTTTTGTGTTCATCCACAGTTTCCATATACCTACAGTTTCTGAACAAATCTCTCTTAAATAGTAATGCTTCAAAATTTTCTTACATAAAACACTTCTGTATGATTCATCAAAGAAAGTACAGTTAGTCGTGAAAATCTTATTCCAGCTCTTTTCAAGAACTTCGTCCACGTTGTCACAACCTTTACTTTCAGCCAACCCACTCTTACTCTCGCATATAAAACGCACTTCTGTTGTGTATTTACTCACTAGCATCACCGCCCATCGTATCATCACTCGGCATATCTAAATCAATATCTTGATAATCTTTTCTGTAATCAACTTCAATATCTAAGCCGAACATTTCATTGATTTTTTCAACAGCCTGCTTTCTGCACTCAAGTCTACTATATCTTGAACTTATTGTACTACCCTGTGAACTTGACACCTCGTCTGTGATAAGTCTTTCTTGCTTGTTAATGTTCAAGTTACTGATACCAAGATAAGTCAATGCCTCATTCCATATCTGATTTTTTAATTGATATAGCTTATCAGCAACATAAGGAGCTTGAGTATTTATTACCTTAATACCATTTATATCAATATTATTATCAGCAAAGATAGCAGGTATATTACCGTCATACTGCATATACAGATTCTTCATTGAAAGTCTCTGTTTTTCATTGCATTGAATCAGAATAGGTGTTTTTTGCGCTTTTGCGTTAACATCAACACTCCTATCTAAGTCCCATAGCCTTTTAGCATATAACTGGATATCTGTTACACTGTTTGTTCTAAGATAATTATTCCATATGATAACACTGTCTTTATCGTTTAGAACTTTTTGATAATTGTTATAACAGGAATAAGCGCGTCTTGTGATAGGGTTACCATACACGTCGAAATTACCTTGCTGAATACAGTCAAGACATAACTCGCCTAGCACATCATCTTTAAAGAATACAACGCTTCCAGTTTCGAATAGCCTTAATTCAATATAACGAGGATCTACTGTACTCGGCAAATTTTTCCACTCAAACATAGACATTGACAACTCCATTAACCGTCTTAAATATTGCATATAGGTTAAAGTATTTGTAGTTGCACTATCTTCAAAGTTTGTTCTTTTTCTTCTGCTCACTATTCTCACCTCTCTTTATACTGGGCTGTTATCTAACGAGTAGTTTCCTATTTCATCACCATTTTTCCAAAACGTGATACCATTGTCATAAATACTGCACAGTTTTTTCGCATCATCAGCAGGAACACTTCCTGTCAAGCAACACCCAACCGTTTTCACGTAGTTCCAATGCGGACGACTGCTAAAGTTCGGATGTTTAACTCTTTTAACAGCGTAACCATACATATTAAAATAATCATCAATCATTTTAGCGTATTCACTTGTAATACTGCATCTACCACCGTAAAAATTCTTAGTACCGTTTGCTATTTCTACAGATCCACTAAAAACGTTTCCTCTAGTGATATCTGCTTTAATACTAGCTTGATAACCTTGCATTAATAAATTACCTGCATGATTCATGTTATTTGATGCTTCTGATAAAGGTATCATACCACCTAAACCAAGACCAAGACTTAAACCGCCAGTGATTGCTGTTGCTGTTATAGGTAAGCTGTTTTGTGCTAGCCACGCTCTAAAAGCGTCTGTGCTCCAACTGCATAACGGATAATCGGATAACGTTAACATTTCTGTTGTTAACGGTACATCTTTACACCCTTTATAATACATTGGTTTAATAGCAACTTGCACAGGGTATGAAATAGGTACATCAATATTAAATTGTGGTAATAAATCGTCAAATAATTCATATCTATAAACAGCACTTTTATTTCCTGCATTTACACTGTAAAAGTTATACGGATATGTGTACAATTTTTTACATTTTGGTTTGTAACCGTCTAAAGTTAAATTTTCTGTTAATTTCGCTACATTTACAATAGTATTGTAACACGATTGTGATTTAGTAACATTTACACCCTCGCCGGTAGGAATTACACCACCAACTGCGATAACAGGACACATATACATAGCAACGATAGCTTCAGGCTTTTGTGCGTATTGATTTAAGAAATTCGTTATAGTTTCTGTATCATCCGAATTAAAAGCATGTAAACTACACCCACCGTAAATACCGTCATATAAATTCCCGTTTGGTGAACCGCTTGTGTCGTTAACCATAATAATAACAGCTAAAGGCTTAATAGTCTGTAGTAATGAGCCAAAATCGTTGAAAACATATTCACCAGTATCAATGTTTTCAGGTTCATAGTGCTCGCCTATTTGGTCTGATACTGGATGTTCTCTCTCTACAAAGCACTTATCAACATTATGGGCAAAAAACCAAGTCTGCATAACATCAATTTCAAAAGTAACGTTTGTGCAATTATCATTTACATACTCAATACTTGTAATAAAAGCATAAAACCATTTACTACCATAAGCTGTGTTTCTAAACATCATATAATTACAGTCATAAATATCGTCTGCTTTTACATCCATTCTTGCCACGCCTTTATTCACCCTTAAATAGGATTGGTTGCTAAAGCTTTTTTTCACGTATTTTGAAAAGTAATTGTATTGCTCTGTATCAGTATTGAAATATATTGTGTGCTCATATGTGTTATCAAGTGGTACGTTATGCAGTAATTTTATATCAGAATTTGGGTTGATATACATTTTTTCTCCTTTTATTAAAATAGGGCACTATCATAGCACCCTATTTTTTTAATATTACTCCTGCTTTGTTAATTCAATAGCTGTGTCAACTGTGGTAGTTCCTGTTACATTTGTTTTAGTTGCCTTGTACTTAACACCATTGATTTCTGCTTCAAGCGCAATCTCTGTAGCAAGCTGTGACTTTGGAATCATAAGCACACCATATTTCTGCATTGCAATACCTGCGCTTGTCATAGCTTCTGTCTGAACGAAGTTTACATTCTGAGCTTCAAGTCCTGCGGTCTCGAATTTTGGAGACAGAGCAAATACTGTTGCATAATCTGCTTCATCTTTTGTGTCAACATGTACTGTGATTGTTGCCGGCGCTTCAATGTTTGCACCACTTGTTACAAATACAACTGCGTTTGCAAAAGGTGAGCTTGAAATTGTTTTCCATGTATGATAGAAGTAATTCCAGTACAGACCACTTGCTACGTATTTTTCCGTAAACTTGTTGTTGTTGTCATACACCTGGAACCAATTTTCATCACAGATAACCGCTTTTACATTTGCAAGCAACGCAAGTTCTTCTGCTGTCACTTCTTCAATTCCTGTTGAGTTCGCGCGAATAACTTCAAATCTGTCGTTGTCAAAGCTTGTCCAATCATCAATGATATGTAGTTTTCCCATGAAATCAGCCTTTTCCATGTTAAACGCACTCGCAAGAACATTTACATCAAACTGAGCGTTGAAAGTAGCATCCATGAAGATAACCTGTCTTTCTTTAGGTGTATTTGTTTTAACTCCTGCAATGTTATTGTCTGCACTAATAAATGGGAGTAAGTTAGATGTTGCTCTAAACTGCACAGCGCCCTCTTTCAGGTCTGTACCATCACCGATAGACTTAGGCTTCATCTGACCGTGTGCGATTGCTTTAATCAGTAGATATTTGAACATGAGGAATTCATCATACTCGGCTGCCGTATATACACTGTCTACAATCTTAGCAATAAGTGACTGTACGCCATCCATGGATAAAAATGCCTGTTTTAAATCTTCATCCTGAATTGTTACTGGATACATAACTCTCCAGTTCATTGTGTGAAATGCTGAACGTACATCAGGGAATGTTCTTTTAAATTCTCTTGCACTCGCTTTTTCCGCTGAAAATTCAACAGCATTCGCAATAGACACAAAAATATCTTCTACTGTTTCACCGAATTCAATATACCCTTTCTTAAGCTGTGAATAAGGGTTATTAAATGTCGCGCTCTGCATACGTACTGTAGCAATACGGTTAATTAGCGCATTTAAAAACTGGTTAGCGAATGCGGGTGTCCCATAAATAATCTCCCCTACTTTAGGAACGTCTTCTGATGTTGTTACTTCAGGTACACTCTGTTGATAATCATAACTTGCGTTCTGTCTAATGACATTCATAATGTCAATCGTTGAAGCATTAAGCGTGCTTGTTGCAATTCTTTTTGCCATAATAAAATTCTCCTTACTTAAATAAATCTTCAAAAGTTTTCGGTTTCGTGCTTTCATCACCCTTTGGTTCATGTGTTGCTACTTGTGGTTCATCACTGAAAAATCTTTCTGTATATTTCTTTCTCCATTCTGCGTCATTATCTTTATAACGCTGTTCCCAGTCTTCGCCATCACCATTTGCCCTTGTTTCAAAGTCGGTGAGTGTGTCTGTAACGTCTTCCAAAAATGCAATCGTTTCATCATCCGTCTGTTCGCCGACTCTATCACGTATAGACTCTAAAATTTCTTCTCTTGTTCTTACAGCCATAATCTTATTCCTTTCTAAAAGTTATAACGAATCATCATCCATACCGGCATGCTTTTCTTTCTTTTAGATGGTGTACCACCGCCACCACCGCCTGCACTATAAAAGCGGTACATTAACACAGCATTGTTAAGTGCCTGTGATTCTGATAGATAATACTTCGGTTCTGTTTCCCATGTTGTAATACTTGAATCGTTTGCGTGCTGCTGAATATAATCATATGCTTTATATGCAAAATCAATTCTTTCTTGTAAGGCAGGAACCCCCGCACGTTCCCAACATGTCTCGAAAGCTTCAACCAACTGTGGGATATTCGTGCTACTGCTAGTCAAGAACTCTTGCAAGGAAGTAATTCCTGCAAATTCACCTTGCCAGTCATTTTCTACAACTAAGTATTTCATTTGCCCAACAGGGTCTGTACGCTCATAACCATTCGCTTCTAGCCATGTGTATAACGCTTCACGTCTTGAACCATCCCACTGAAAAATACCAAATGCTGTGCCACCTTGTTGACCTAATGTTGGGTTAATATGCGACTCTCGCCAAGCATTTCCTGCTAGTGCTGATACTACATAAATGCTTGCACCATATCCAGTTGCCTCACCATCACCATATCTGAATAATCTTGTAAAGCTACGTTGGTAGTTAACATTTCCGCTTGTATTACCTATGCTTACTTGGTATTCTAATGGTGCATTGTCTGTATGTGCACCCATGAAAACACCCTTACCGTCACCGCCTAAATAACACATTTCTGTATGTCCGCTTGACCATCCAATGTCCCCAGGTTTATATTCTCCGTTGGCATCTACTTCTGTGAACCCTAGTTCTAATAAGCAGGAAATCATTGACGATGTTGTAAAAGCGTTATGGTTTGGCGCATAACGAGGCGTTTCAAAACCACCTGCAACCAGTGCATAATTGATAAATGAAGAACAGTCGTAATAAGTAATTCCACCAACTGTCTGTCTATTTCTGTATGTTTGTGAATACCCAACATTTGGTGCGTTACAAGTTTGTATTGCCCACGAATAAGCTATATCAATACTTGGCATTTATTTCATACCTTTCTATGGTTTCATCAATCTTCCTTTTTTACCAAGAGAAACAAGTTTATCATTCTGTGGCGCTGACCCTTTATAGTTTGCAATACCGTTTTTACTTGCGATACGCTGACGATACGTATAACTGGAATCTACACCGATTGATTTCAGGCAATCTACAATGGAACAACTACTTGACTTGAATACTGGAAAATATGTTTCACGTGAAACATTCGGTGTTGGTTTCACAGTGGAAGCATTTGTTTTACACCCAAGTGCTGATGCAATAGCCATAGCACACTTTGTAGAATCCCAACGAGCAACATCATCTCTATCGTCTACAAAACAGCATTCAATAAGAATTGCTTTTGCTCTTGTTTTTCTAAGCACATACAACCCTTTATTGTACTTTACTGGATCACCGTGAAACCCTATCCCTAGAGTGTTTGCGATATTCTCTGCAATTCTGTAAGCAGTACCATAGATTCTATCATCGTAGCCATAGACTTCAACCCCACCACATTTTCCGTCACCTACTCTGTCGTTTCTTGCACTGTTTAGGTGGATTGAAATATCTAAATCAACATTGTGTGCGTTGCACTTGGAAACAATAGAAGATAAGTTAGCACTCTGTGTTGTGCTGTAGTCATCTGTACAGTCATATACTGTATTCCCGTTCGCTCTTAACAGTTCGATTAGCTTATTTTTAACGGCTCTATCTTCTGTTACCTCGTCCAGTAAATCGCTTACGCCTCTACACTTTAATGAGTGCCCACCGTGCACATTATACGTCGTCATTCTTGTCACCGTCCAATTTGTCGCATAACTTCTGTAGAATCAATGTGTTATTGTTCAACGCTTCTGTTACACTGTTCATTTCTTCTTTGTGTGCATCTTTTTCTTTTAGCATATACCAAAACATAGCCCCACACATTACAATAGGGAAACCAAGTGTTGAAATTGCTGTAGTTAATGTATTTACATCCACAGCTTTAATCACCTACCTTTCTTATTTAATTATATCATATTCCTAGATATTTGTCAATAATAGACACTATGTTTATTAATAGACACTTGTATAAATAATAGACACTTGTATAAATAATAGACACTGTGTCTATTAAAATACAGCGTGTTTAATAATTGACATTTTGTCTTATTTATGCTATAATATACAAGAGGTGATAAAATGAGTTATTATGACGGTACAAAACTATTAAGTTTATTAGACCTTAACAATAAAAGACCTGAGATTTATATGGTTACCAGTAACAGAACGGGTGGTAAAACCACTTATTTTGGTAAACTGGTTGTTAATAAATTTTTGTCAAAAGGTGAAAAGTTTGGGTTACTATATAGATACGATTACGAGCTTAGTGGTGTAGCAGAGAAATTTTTTAAAGACATTAAAGAATTATTTTTTCCTGAATACGAAATGTCAAGTAAACCAATGATGCATGGGAAGTTTCACGAATTATTTTTGAATGGTGTATCCTGCGGTTATGCCATGGCTCTTAACAATGCAGATGCCGTAAAGAAGAACTCACATATGTTTAGTGATATTAGCTGTCTTATTTTTGATGAATTTCAGAGTGAAACAAACCGTTACTGCTCAAATGAAGTGAAAAAGTTTATCTCAATCCACACCTCTATCGCACGTGGACAAGGTAAACAGGTTCGGTATGTCCCTGTTTATATGATGGCGAATCCAGTATCATTAATTAACCCATATTATACAGCCATGAAGATTTCAAACAGGCTTAAATCTGACACGAAATTCTTAAGAGGTGATGGATTTGTACTAGAACAGGGTTATAATGAATCTGCAAGTAAAGCTCAGACAGAAAGTGGCTTTAACCGTGCATTTATCACCGATGATTATGTTGCTTATTCCGCACAAGCTACTTATTTAAATGATAGTAATGCATTTATTGAGAAACCTGTTGGAGAATGCACCTATGTTGCTACACTTCGGTATCTTGGTAGAGACTACGCTATTAAAGAATATATGGACTTAGGTATTATTTATTGTGACGATAGAGCGGATAAGACATATCCGTATAGAATAAGTATTACAACAGACGATCACAACATAAACTATGTTATGTTAAAGAGCAATGACTTGTTCTTATCTAATATGAGGTACTTCTTTGAACGTGGCTGTTTTCGGTTTAAAGACTTACAATGCAAAGAAACTGTATTGCAAGCACTTAGTTATTAATGGTATCATCTATCGCTAGAAAGCGAAAAACATAGTGGCAGGGCGCACGGGTGAAAGATACCGCTGTTTCTATGGTCGGGGTTGCTCCCTTGTCGTAACAGACTTTAGACCGTTTTCACCGATAGTCAATGATATAATAAAAGGTACTTTGTTTCAACTGAAACATTGTAACTTTTTTGTTTTTTATTTATCTAATTTTAATTCGACTTCTTTATTCGGTTCTTTTTCTTTCTTAAATTTTCTGTATTTCTTTGCATCACGTGGCATATAAGGATAAGTTGGTATATAACATTTGTACTCATAAAATGGACAGTCAACACATCCCTGAGCATATCTACTTGTGCAAATATCAATCAGCTCTTTCACTGTTGTTTTCATACAGTTCTACCTCCTCATTGGTGTATAATGCTTTTGCTAGTTCAGGTGAATTGCCACATAAACGGTAATAATTTTCTAATTCAAATGGATAATAACCGTCAATTTTAGCAATGCATTCACCTTTATTATATTTACCTATAATACAACAAGCATCATTACCAATACAATTTTTTATAACGTCTTGCAATCTAACTTTCATTTTTATTACCTCATTTCATAACTTGTATTAACGAGTAACACACCACCTCTCATTCTTTTAGGTCGTAACTTATCGGGGACTTTCAAGCCTATCTTAAAATCTGATATATCTCGTTTAATAGGCTTATCACCTTTAAATAAGAACTGTTTTTCATCTTCTGTCCATTCTTTATGTGTTCCTGTTCTTGACTCTGTATAACCGTTTATATCTGCATTGCCTTGCATAGATAACACAAACAGGCTCTTGCACTTGTTTGGCATCCCTGCACACTTCACATCATAGAACGGCTCGTCTATTGGCTCTCTGTTTTCGTGCGTTACATGTTCAATATACGTTTTCTGTCTTGTAAATGTCGCAATATCCCAACATGACTCCAATGACCACGAATTAAACTCTGTTGGGTGTTCTCTTATACCAACTATTTCATCAGGTAGTAAATCACAATGGATAGAATCAGTATCAGCGTAGATAAAACCTCTTTCATTTACACCATGGTAGTTCTTTTGGGCTGCTCGAATGGTGAACTCTCTTGCGTATGATGTAATAGCTGAACCACAAGGGATGTATCCTGCTTTCTTATTGCTCTCCTCCTGCCTTATAAAACCAAGTGATTCATCATCTTTCACGTATGCGATCTTAAATGAACTATCTTTAGATGAAGCCTGTTTTCCGTAAAGATTATTAAGAAATAGCTTTGCAAGAGTGCGCTGTGCTCCCTTGCTTTTCTTCTTAATCTCTGCGTACTTATTTATGTATTCGTCATAGATACCTTTCATAGCATAGAACCATACACCGTCTATGATTTCAAAATCATATAAGTCATAGTGTTCTAGCATCAAATAATAATCTGTACAAGTAACAACCATTTCTACAATAGCTTCATGTCTGTTATTTCCACTGTCATAGTAATACGGAAAAAACTTGTCGTATTTCTTACTGTACACGTTACTTGTTTCTAGCATTTCTGTACCACGATATAGCGGAGACCCTTTTATCTGTATGAATGGCAAGTAACCATGTTTCACGTGAAACCTTGTGCGAATACGCAAAAAGAAATACCTAGGTTCTCCTTGTGGTGATTTCTTTAATGCATCATCATGGATGTAATTACCTTTCCAATAATGCGGTTTCCCTACTGGATAATAATTTCCACTATCAGAATGCATCATAGATGGATATAAGCTATTAACGTCTGCTGTTGTGCCTTTGTAGTATATTTTGTTTTCTTTTCCTCTTACAAGATAACACCATCCACCACGATATGACTTACGAATATAATCACCAAAGGTTGGGTATTTTGTTATTCCTGTTTCTATCTTGTATATGTCGGGAAATAGTTGTGCATAATCTGTCTTGTCATATCCTTTTTTGAACTCTTCCAAACAACATGAGCCAATCGTAGATTTATCATGCCCCTGTTCTAGCATGATTTCAAGTGCTTCTTTTACCACAAGAACGTCATTTGCAATGTACTCTCGTTCCTTTTCAGTGATTTCACATCCTGCGTATCTATAACCGGTGTATTCCATGTCTAACTTTTTGTGCTTGGTAGCAAATGATTTTCCGATAACTTCAACTGAAAATGGTAACAGCTTCAAAGAGTCACGGAACTCCAGTAACTTATTGTTTGGCTGTTTCTGTGTAATGGAATACCACATACCCTTGTCAGATATGCTATAGCGCACCTCATTAGTCAACATTTCCTTATTCTTTTTCCATGAATACACGCCGTTATCGTTATTTAGTGCTTGTGGGTATTTCTTCTGTGCCAGTAAATAGTCAAGAATGAAAGCACCGTCAAATTTTAGGTTATGGAAAAATGCTATGATATTCGTATCTAAAGCACGAAAATATGTAAACATATCTTCAATGCGATGCAATATTGTAACATTCTCTGTGAATAGTTCGACAATGGCAACTGCCCATACTTCTGTATGGTCTTGGTTATCATATACAGTAGTTTCAAAATCACACATGAACATTCTTGTTGTACGTTTACTATTCATACGTATTGTCCTCGATATCCCATGAATAAAGAGACTCTTGTTCATCATTTAACGCATCACGTTCTACAACAGATAACGTTCTACCGCTAATAATTTCACCAATAGCTTCTAATGATGAAGCAACGTTTACACCTTTTGAATCTGTTAAAACTACTTCCAAGTGCAATTTAATAGCGTCCCAATTATTAGCAAGACGCTCCCCAACAACTATTAGACCATCTTTATTTACAGTACTATGAAATAGCGTTAATAAAGCGGATTGTGCTTCTTCTGCCCTTTCATAATTTGCTCTTTTTCTTCTATTACCGTATAATGTTTCTATAGGAGCGGGAGTTATTATTCGTACTAAAAAATCATCCACAAAATGCTGAATAGTCATATCTCCAACTTGTGGCTGTTTTAAATGTACTGGATGCTTTAAATCGTGTATGGTTGGTTGATTGTCTGTAGACCAAAACTCTTTTTCAGCTTTCTTATTGCGTTTCCTTGTCTCTGCGCTACGCTTACCTCTTTCAGATGCTAGTTCGTGTTTGAGTTTCTCAACTGTTGAGATTTCCCCTGTTGCTGTTGAGTAAGCCTCCTGTCTTGCAAGGTTATTGATGTCTGCTTTTAACTGTCTTGTTATTTTTGCTAAGTCTCTTCCTTGTATCCCCCATTTACGCAACTGTGATTCTGTTTGATATACGTTTGCACCACGTAATTCAATATTCTGTTTTCTTAATGCTGATATTTTTCGCTGATATTGCTTATAGTATAGACTATACTTTGATTTGCTCTTTTTCAATTTTAACACACCTCTCACATTTTTTAACAATAAAGGGTAGGCGTTCTGCCCACCCATTATATTTTTAGGAAAGAAAAAATTTTACGATAATACTTTACTTATTTTACTGAATTTACATCGAGACCACAGTCAACAAATGGTCTGCCTGCTTTTGTTTCTCCGCTACGTTTTACGATTGCGTACGGTTTACCATGCATCAGTTCATGAATTGACTTTAAGGAACTCTTGAAAGTTGCGGACTGTGTTGAATACACTTTACCATCTACTGTGATGATAGAAAGCAAGTCTGCTTCTGTTCCGTCTTTCTTTGTATCCTTGTACTCGAGGTAAGCATCTACTGGAATTGAAGTGCCATCTATTACATCCTTCATGGAAGTGATTCCTGCATCCATTGTCATAAGATACTGCTCTACCTCTGTTAACTCTCTGCTTGCATTTGTGATTGTAATTTTACTCATTGTTATTTTCTCCTTTTTCTTTTACTTAATCTTCTACTTCGTCTGTGTCTTCTTTTTTGCCTCTTGGCTGTAATACCTCTGCCATTTCAATGAATTTCTGTTCATCCATACCATACAGCGTCTCAATAACTTCTGTTGAAACTACTGATACTGGTTTGAGAGTTTCTGTCTCTACTACTTTAGTAACTGCTTTCATCAGCTTCTTATCATCTGTGTAAGTACCTGCAATTGTTACCTCATAGTTGTTAACCTTAGCTGTCTCTGTGTCTACACACATAACAATTACTTTAGTTGAAGAGATTGTTCTTGTTACTTTTCTTGCTCTTGCCATTTTTACTTTCACCTCTTTTCTTTTTAATTGTGCTTGCTAGACTGCTTAATGAACGGCTTCTTATGAAGCCAAATCAGATAAAAGGAATCGAACCTTTACACATTTGCCACCGATTTTTTCGCCTGCATGGGTGTCGGAATATCTGTTATTTTTGTGAGTGGACGGTGCTGTGAACACCGCCCCGTATGGTGTGGTATTTGCAAGTTGGATAATATTTATCTTCCTTACATTATTAAGTATATCAGATGTTACTTTAAATGTCAAGTAGTTTTTAATAATTTTTTACCACTTTTAATTTTTTCAAATCGGATATTTTCCATGGTCGATCATCTGACCATTTAATCATAGGAAAATCAACGTTAAATTTAAACACGTTTGTTGAGTCCATACCAATCCAATTACCATATTCTTTATATTTTTTCGGTTTAATATCATGTGCAAATAAACGTCCGTCTTCATCCCTTGCCATATATTCAAATTCATCTTTTATATAACTTAGAAAGTTAAAATCCGCGTTGGATATTACAATAGGGTCTTTATATTCTTGATTCGCCCATTCAACTACTGCAACAGAACACAATGCAGTACCATAAAATAAACAATCACTACAAAAAATGCTATTACAACTTACTGGCTCATGTGTTTTCGCATCAACCGCCAATTTTCCTTCATTACAAACAACATCTAAAATTTTATCCTTAAATTTTTCTTTATTTTTCATAATTCTATTCTCCTTTTTTACAATGTTTCACGTAAAACAATTTTAATAGTGTAACAATAAATGCTATTGGTAATTTATGGTATTGGAACTAATACACCTATTACTAACCCAATCAAGTAAAATGTAGCAAGAAAAATAGCTGTTAATGATAAAATTGCAATAATTTCCTCTATTACACTTTTTATGGTTCTTTTAATTTTTCTAATATCCATGAATAATACTCCTTTATTAATGATTTACTGATTGCCACATCTATGCGCTGGTCTTTGGTTATATACGCTATATAGTATTTACCGTTGTCATATGTGCTTTCTTTTAACTTGTAAATGAATGCATAATGTAAGTTAGTTATGTAGGTTGTGTTGCACAGTGACAAGGCTGTGCCATTTTCCTCTATCATTACGTCTTTTATATTTTCGTATTCTTCTACTGTTTTAGGTGTCACTAAGTCCGGGTGGTCATACAGTGACTCACAAAAGTGTTCTTGGAATCTCCTGCGGACTTGTGCGTGTGTTATCCATTCAGGCATTATTCATCCCTCCTTTCTAATTCATTGTATCTTTTAAGTGATTTATGCAGTTCACAAAAAGCTTTATCAAATACGCTATCTGTTCCGTAGTCAACATGATTGAAAAGAATGTCCTCAGCTTCTTTTAACACCTCAAGTTCTGATTGTGTTAATGTATTCATAAATTTCAACTTCACCCTTTCTTTTAGAATATCATTATTTACAGGTGCTAAACCATAAAACGCATTAAACTTATGTGATTCTAAAGCACCACTTTCCAATAGGTTTCTTAAACCTTCTTCGGTCGTTTGTTTCATACTTTTTTCATCTCCTTTCCTTTACTGTAATTATATTATAGCATTGTACCTTTTTATTGTCAATAGGTTTACATAAATTAAATACATAATATTGTACTTTATAAATACAATAACTGTGTACAATTTTAGGTGCACCAATGGGGGGTACGATTTTCGAGATTCACGAAATACCAAA